TTGTGATAGTAAGGTTTTTTATTGTTTGAACTCCTTCGACAGTATCTAAAATATTTTTAACGTTATTAATTAAAATAGGTTGATTTATTTGCCATTTATCTGTATCAAAATAATTTTGTAAAGATGCTATACATGTATTTAATACAATTTTATTATTGAAATTAGGTAACATAATAACATCAAAATTAACACCTATGTTGATTATAAAAGCATCTTTTATAGCTATAGAATCAGTAACCATTCTATATTCAGCTAAGTATGTTTTTAAATTTTGTTTTAAAGCAGGATCTGCTAAAGTAAGTTTACCAGCATTATTTTTAGATAAAAGGTATAAGCTCAAATTATTATTATTATAATCACTAAATGAAGTAGTATTATTGTTTAATATATCACTTTCTTGAGTTATATAAGTTTTATAAACAACTCCATATTTAGAAGGTAAAGATAATGCTCTTATCATATAATCATCTTTAGTTACCGTTCTTAATTGAGTTGGGTATTGTGCTACTGCATTTTGTCTTATATCTTCATTTGTATCTCCATCTCCTCCTCCAATTGCTGGTTTAAGATTTGTAAACGCTAATGATGCCTGAACTGTTGCTTGTAAAGTTGCATCTAAATTTTCTCCAAAAAATGTATTAGTTACTGATGATGGTAAAGTTAAAGATTGAGCCGGGACATTTGAAGATGCTCCACCACCTACTAAATACTGTACTGTTAAAGTAGTATTTGAAGGGGCTAATCCATAAGTCTTAGTATACATAAAATTTGATGGATCATAGGCTGTTTCTAATTTATTAACTCCATAAGGTAATCCTAATCCTATATTATCGGAATTAGGATCTATTACAGCATCAGGGTCCGATGATACACCGGGACCAAATTGTAATTCTAGAGTATCATTTGATTTAAATCTTGTTATAAATCTTCTAGGCACTTTATCAATTTTTAATAAATAAGGAGTTGTATCATTATATTGATATAAGTTAGGATCATTAGCAGCTATATTAGTTGTTGGATTAAAAATAGTTTCTTGAGCTAAATAAGGAACCTCAAACCAACGATGTCCATCACTATCTGTTACTTTAACTATCTCAATAATATTATTATCCTCAATTTCTACTGTTGAAAATTTTTTAGGATTAGTAAAAGAAAAAGTAGTAGTCGTTAAATTACCAGATACGGCTTTTGCTTTTTTCTTTAACAGATAAAAACTAGGTTGATCACTAGCATTTGTAGAATAAACAGATATATCTGTTGGATCTGCACTTCCTGATTCTGTAAAGTCAATTTTATCTTCTATATAAAAATAAATACTTGTATTATTTGCAGATTGGATTTGTGCTCCTTCTTCTATAATCATAGCATAATCCCAATCTGGTTGAACTGTACCTGCTGCAGTTGTTGATGGAATTGTTTGATAAATTTCTACATCTACTGTTGATGCATTTGTTACTTGAGGAGTATATCCCATAGAATAAGCTAAAGCTAATAAATTATCTCTCTGTTTAGCATATTGAATAAAATTTTCTTGAATTTGATTATCCGTGTAAAAAGATAAAACATCACCAACATATGATGCCATTTCTATCAACATCATTCCGGCAGATTCATTTGAAAAATCATTAAATGTGCTAGGATAATATATCTCAGCAAATTCAACTAGTTTTTGTTTTAATGAATCAAAATCTTTATTAAGATATTGTATGTTTTTAGATGTTTCAGCCATTTTGTAAATTTAAATTTAATTGAATTGCATCTTCAATATTTGTGTTAATTATTGTATAAGTTAAATATATATTAATTGTTTGATTGTTTTCATCAAGTGTTGTATTTAAACTTTCAATTACTACTTGTGGAAAATAACTTTCAACTCCTCCTATAATAATATTTTCAATTGCAGCAGTAGTATCTTCAGTTAATTGTTCAAACAATATTTCTCTTAGTCCTGAACCAAAATTAGGGTTCATTATTCTTTCTCGTTTACCTGTTAAAAGGAAATTTATTAAATTAGATTTAATAGTATCGGTTGTTGTATAAGTTGTATTAATACCAGTAGCACCATCAAAAGGAACGCTAATTCCTACTCCAGTACTCGGTTTTAAATCTAATACGTCAACATTTTGTACTATATAAGCCATTATAATTTCCCTTCTTTCTTAAATGCATTCATCATTCCCGAAAAATCAGGGACAGCATCAATTGAAACTTGATTTATATCACTTGTTTTTTGTGATGACATTTTTTCAACTGAATCTACTACCTGAACTTCTTGTTGAGGCATTCCTCCTGCAAACCCTACAGCATCACTAGCATTAAATGTTCCTCCATTCATATCTCTCCATCCTCCCTGAGCAGCAGTTTCATTTAATATTTGTGCTAATGGATCTTTTGAATCAAATAAAGGTTTTGGTGGTGATTGTGGGGTAGATTTTATTTTTGAGGACATTCCTTTTTTAATGTTGTCTACAACAGGATTTTTAATTTGTTTTTGTTCTAAAACGGGCTTTTTGACTATTTTAGTTTCCGCAATAGGAGTGCTCATAATTAACGATAATTCTTCCTTAATTACTACTCTTACTTCTTCTCTAATGATTTTTTTAAAAGCTTCTATTTTCATGATTATAAATATTTATTGATTCTATTTTTGGTTATTCATTCTATCTCTTAATCTTTGGTTTCTTCTACTAATTTGCACTTTAATTATTCTACCTCCTTTACCTTTAACATTAAATCCAATTTTATACTCATCACGTAATTCTTCTGATCGGATACCAGCTTGAATTTCTTCTTCGGTGTAACCCTTAGTAAGTAAGAATTTAACCCATTTTTCCAGTTCTTCTTGTTCTATACCTTCAAAATATTGTTCAAATGTTGGTAATGATTCTCTTTCCATTGGATGAGTATTTAATGTTAATTGGTCATAATCCACTTGTGCTTTTTCTCTTAATCCTTCAAGCCATATTTCTGTTTTCTTTTTAATTTCTTCAACTTTTTCTGGGTTTGGATTTATAGCGCCAATTATATTATTTTTTAATTTTTCTGCTAATTCCTCACCGTTTAAATTTAATGCTCCAGGTTCAGACATTATACTAGAAAGTTCTGACATACTGGCTCCTTGAAGTAATCTCATTGTATCTTGCATTTTAGATAAGGAAGGATTTTCTGAAATAAATTCAGCAAATGGTTCTTCGATTAAAGCTTTAGTATTAATTGTTTTATTTGGTGAAGATTGATTAGATACCAAACTTGCTGGTTGGCCTTCTACTTCTTCAAAAGGGTCATTACCTGTTCTCATGGCCATAGGGGTTTTATTACTACCACCTGCACCACCACCAGAAACACCACCACCTGCTGATCCTTGTAGTGAATTTGCGTCTCTATTATTAGCTTCAGATTTTATATTACTAACAGCTAATTTATTAGCACCAGTCGTTTCTGCTAATTTTAAAGCATCATCATCAGTAATTGTTTGATTATCTAATGTACCAATATCTATCACACCTAATTCTATATTTCTTCTAATTTTAAATTTAGTTTCATCTACTATTAAATTTAAATCATCACTAAAAGTTAAGTCGGAAGCAACATATAATTTACCACCATTATCAAATGCAACACCTCTTCTTCTAATTAAATTAGGATCTCCTTTTTCAGTATCTTCTAATGGTTTTTCTTCTTGAATTCTAATAACATAACCCATAAATTTTTCTTGGAAATTACCAAATTTATCTGTTGCTGCTTCTTGGTTAGCTTTTTCTACATTGTCTGCATATAATTCAATAGATTGTTCCATTAATCCTTCAGTTAAATCAGCATATTTGGCACCTTTAAATTTATTAAATGTGTAAAAATTGAAATTTTTTCTTAACATTCTTCTAAATTCTTGACCTCGTGTTTCTTCAAAATTTATCCCCGTGGATAATGAAATTAAGTCTCCACCAAAAATTATTTGTCCATCAGCACTAAACCCCCATACTGTACCAGGAAGGATTATTATTGTACCATCACTAGTAGTAACTAAAGTTTGTCCAAATGCAGATTGACTAGATTTTGCTTTACCATCTGAAAAATAATCTGGAACTGTATACTCTTCAAAGAAATCCTCTACATTGTTTCTTACTTGGTTATCAGGAAAAGGAATACCTGTTGCTACGGATACAAGTCCTTGAATTATTCCAGTTACATCTAATCTTTCTCCTTCTTTTGCTTTATCTAAATTATCACATGTTTCAAGAGTTTGTTGGAGTTTACCTAATTCACCAGCTAAAATCAATAACCATCCTCTAAGGTATGATAAAGATTTAATTGTATCATCTAA